TGAACGATCCTTGCTCCAGTTCTGGCGAATTACTCTGAATGCAAATGACATTTGATCAACATCTCCACGCTCAACAAGAGTATAGAGGTCTCTTGCTTCTTGTGTGTTTGCTAATTCTGCTTCAAAGAATAGTCCTTTTTCATCTTCAGACAATCTCATTGTACCGTTTTTGGTTCTGGCCATAGGTAATCCTTCGTGGTTAACCAATAAACGAACATCTGGTGTCTCAGATAGTGTTTTTCTAAATGCACCTGGTGCAATCTTCTCAATGAATGGCAAAGGAACAGATGCTTCGTTAAACACAGCAGCATAACCTGCCATACGCATAGTACCGTCTTCTGCCTGTCTTGCCTCTATGTCTCTGACCGTAAAGGTACGGCGTTCTGTCTTCTTCATCTTGCTCCTTGCTTTATTAGTTTCATTATCTAATTTATCAATTTGGCGTTGTGCCCAATCCTGAGCAGCATCATCAAAGTCTGCGTTGCCACCCCAAAGTAGCCAAGCAACTAATCCTGCACCAGGATATCCTGGATCTGAGGAATCTTTATTCTGTGGTGCTTGTCCATCTGCCTTGTGTCTTGCGAACCAAGGTGCCATCTTTCTTACTTTATCATCAGAGATACGACCTGCTGCCATCTCTCTTGCTGCTCTCTTGGTACCTTCAGTTAAACCGTCGCCACCAAAACCTTCTGCCAAATAATCCAGGCCTCTTTGTGCATTGTTCTTTATGAACTCTGGAACATTTTCTACTGGCATGTTAGTCCTTAACCTCATCACTATAAGCAGCCTTTGGATCTGTTGGATCAACTAAGGATACCTGCTGTAGTTGTGCTGAAGGAAGTCCTGTGTGATTTAGATCTGTCATATCTAGCATCTTAGCCACATCATCTGGATTGTATCCAACTTGTACAAGTATAGAAGCAATCTCAGCCTTCATCTTATCTCCAACAAGTGGTGCCTGGTTAGCATCAATGTTCTGTAGAGGAAGTCTGTATTGATCTCCAGATTCTCCAAGTGATGATAAGTCTTCGTAGTTGCGTACATCATTTAGTGACAAGAAGCCTTCTCTTAGTCCCTTTGTATATGCATCAAAACGCTCAATTGTAGTACCACGCAAAAGTGCATCCAGATTAAAGCGAATAAATCCATCTGACTCAGGAAGTAGTGGAGATAGTGCTTGTTCCAAACGCTCTAGCAATGGACGCAATGAGTGTTGTACAAATGAAAGGTTCTGTGCTTCTACAGATGAGTAAGACATTGAACCTGCTACTGGGTGTCCTAGTAGTGTCAATGGGACACGGAAGATTCTCGCAATGTCTTCCACATTGAATTTTCTTACTTCAATTAGTTGTGCGTCAGCAGCGTTTAGTGATAGAGGCTTAAATGCTGCACCACCAGAAAGAATACCAACTTTACCAGACATGTATGGGCCTGAGTGTGATTCTTGCCAGTTAGTAGCAATGTCTCTTGCTTGCTCTGCGTTTAATTCTCCTGCAACTTCAATAACTCCACCAGGATTTGATGCGTTACCAAAATATGATGCAGCATATGTATCAGAAGCCTGTGCAATACCAACAGACATACGGCAAGCACCAATTGGGCTTAATCCATAATATGATCCTGGTAATCTAAATAGTGGGATATGAAGAACTTCTTTGCTTGTCAGAATTTGATCATATAGATTGTTGTCTATATCTTTAACTCTGTATACAAGTGGTTCTCCTGGAATAGGTCTTTCAATTCTTACTTCATTTGGGTTTAATACATATAATTCTGTTACTTCATCATTATCATCTCGTACCGTCAAAATAAATGCATTACCATGTAGGTGTAGAGAAGTAATTACTTGCTCAATAAATTCTAGTCTTGTTGATTCTGGGTTTGGCTTATTTACCCATTCTGGTGTGTAGCCATAAACAGTTGTATATGCAAGACGATTGCGACCTCTGCGTACATATGCACCCATTGGTAATGAAGAAATAGTATCTCCAAGCAGTCTTACGCAAGAATAAACGGTAGATGTACGAATAGCAGATTCTGTATCAACATATGTACCTGTATTGGCTACACCAAATAAAGGACGAGGTGGAATCAATGGAAGTATATATTGACTATTCATATCTCTGGCTTCTTCTGATGCCTTTAGTCTTTTAGATAGACTCATTTGATTACCCTTTTCCCTTAGTTAATTTTACCATGTGCTGATTGCTACTCGCTTCCAAGTATCAGTTGCTGTACATATGTATATGTAGTCTGTGTCATATGTAATTGTTCCTACGGTTCCCGTCGCAGCAGCAGTGGCTGGAGTCTTTGTAGTTAATTGCAAATCACCATAAATTCTTACAGATCCAAGATTTCCACCAGCAGAGTCAAACTTACCCTTGATCAAAGGTGTTGATGTATTTGAGTTAGATATATATAGATTATCAGATGATGTTTCATTTATTCCTGCCTCATATCCAAGGAATAGGTTACGGCTACCAGTTGTATTGAGACCACCTGCTCTATATCCAAGGGCTGTGTTAAATGTACCTGTATTTACAGTTGAAATAGGTATGCTAAATCCAGCACCAGTTAATAATCCTGCTGGTGGTGTTGTAGTTACAGTATTTATAGTAAGAGTTGCTCCTACTACCATTCCAATTCCAGGATTAGCAAGTGTAACTACTGTCACAACTCCACCAGAAACTGTTATGTCTGCAGTTGGAAAAACCCAATAAGAGTTATTATTAGGAAATAAAGATACACCTAAATAAGTTCCATCAGTATAACCAGAACCTGGTGTAATTGCTCCAAGTGTGGCTATAATAGATGTAGTATCTCTAAGTGCTTCTCTACCAATTGCTGTTTGGCCATTTCCTATAACAACTGATCTTAATGTTTGAGATCCCATTGCTGTATTTTGTGAACTAGTTCTACTTGACAACAAAGTGTTTTGTCCATTAGCAACATTACCATTACCAGTTGTATGATTAACCATAGAACCAAGACCAATAGCGTTATTACCAATAGCAGTAGTTGCAAGTTGAAGAACAGATGCTCCAATAGCAATATTAGAGGAACCAGTAGTGTTTAAAGAAAGTGCTGATTGACCAATAGCAACATTAGCCGTTCCTGTTGTATTTGCACCCAAAGCATTTTGTCCAATTGCTGTAATACTACCTGTTGTATTGCTCTGTCCAGCATTAGCACCAATTGCAAGGTTAGCATTTTGTGTATTTGCGGCTAGTGCATTAAATCCAATTGCAACATTTGATGCACCAGTAACATTGCTTCCAAGTGCTTGACTACCAATAGCAACATTGTAACTAGCAGTAGTATTTGCATCAAGTGCATTATTACCAATAGCAATATTCTCACCACCAGTTGTATTTGCAACTAGTGCTGATGAACCAATTGCAGTATTGTTTACACCAGTAGTATTAACATAAAGTGCTCTAAAGCCAATTGCCAATTGATCGCTAACTGTATTAACATTGAGTGCTTGACCACCAATTGCTATAGACCTTGATCCCGTAATATTTGCATTAAGTGCTTGACCACCAAAGGCAATATTGTTACCACCAGTAGTGTTTGCAAGAAGGGTTCCTGAACCATAAGCAAGATTTTGATTACCAGTTGTATTTGCTTCAAGTGCACCATTACCAACTGCCATATTTCCTTGACCAGTTGTATTTGCAGTAAGTGCATTTAAACCAATTGCTACTTGTTGTGACACTGTTGTATTTGCAGCCAAAGTATTTCCACCAATAGCAACATTTCCAGTACCAGTTGTATTATTTTGAAGTGCATTTAATCCAATTGCAAGATTGTTATTAGCAGTTGTGTTGTTAGTAAGTGTATTGTTTCCAATTGCAACATTTCCTGCACCTGTTGTATTATCAAATAATGCTGCTCCACCTATTGCTGTGTTGTTACTTGCAGTTGTTAAAGAACCTAAAGCACCAGCACCAATAGCAGTATTATTATTACCTGATGTTTGAGCACCAAGAGCAAAGTTTCCAATAGCAACATTATCATCACCAGTAACATTAAATCGCATAACATCTGCACCAATACTAAGATTGTTTCTTCCAGTTGTTGTGTCTACCTGTCCTCTTGAACCAATTGCTGTATTTTGATCACCAGTAGTTAAATTTGAAAGGTTTCCAGAATTACCAATAGCAATGTTACCAAATCCACTACCAGTTCCGTTATTAATATCAATTCCATCAATAGTCATTCCACTTGATACCGTTGGATTTCCAGCACTCATTACAAATGTATCACCTGTACCTGTTTGTGAATTAATACTTGATGTTCCTGAGACTGATCTTATTGGTCCTGCTGTTAAGTCAGATCCTCCAGGTCCCGTCGCACCTGTGGCACCTGTTGTGCCTACACCTGTAGGTCCTGTAGCACCCGTTACTCCTGTATCTCCAGTAACTCCTGTAGGTCCTGTAGGACCAGTGTCTCCAGTTACTCCTGTTGGACCTGTAGGTCCTGTATCTCCAGTAACGCCAGTAGGACCAATGTCGCCAGTCACACCTGTTACGCCTGTAGGACCTGTTACTCCAATTGGACCTGTAACTCCTGTAGGACCAGTATTACCTGTAACTCCTTGAGGCCCAGTCATTCCAGTTGGACCAATGTCTCCTGTAACTCCTGTAGGGCCTGTATCTCCAGTTACTCCAACGGGTCCTGTAGGACCTGTCGCACCTGTTGCTCCTGCAATACCAACGGCACCTGCAAGGTTAACTGACCAAGATGAGTATGTTCCAGTACCTGTAAATGAAGTTACTGTAAAAATTAATGTTCCTGTACCAGGTGTATATGAAGTTACATCACCAATCATCAGGTTTCCTGCATCAAATGCAACTACAACTGTCTGTCCAATTGAATAGTCAACATCTGTGTCTACTAAAATAAATGTTTTTGAACCAGCACCAATTGCTACTGTGCTTAGAGATGTTGTTGCATATGTATCTCCGTCTGCTCCTGATACTCCAGTTGCTCCAGTGGGTCCCGTTTGACCAGTGACACCAATTGGACCTGTGGTTCCTACAGGGCCAGTGGCACCTGTTGGTCCTACATCTCCTGTAACACCAGTTAATCCTTGAGGTCCAGTTACGCCAGTGGGTCCAACATCTCCTGTTACACCTACTGGTCCTGTTACGCCTGTTGGTCCAGTTGGACCTACATCACCAGTTACACCTGTAGGACCTGTTGGCCCTGTGCTTCCAGTTGTTCCTGTACTTCCTGTTGCTCCTGTTGATCCAGTAGGTCCTGTTGAGCCTGTGGCTCCTGTTGGACCAGTTGCACCAGTAACGCCTGCTCCTGTTGGACCAGTTGCTCCTGTAACTCCTGTTGGACCAGTAGGGCCAGTGGCTCCTGTGATTCCAGGTGCTCCTGCAGGTCCTGGTGCAGATACTGTTACAATGTTGTTTGTTTCATTAACAACTACTTGATTTGAAATTGAAGTCATTATCTTGTAACCTCTCCGCTAACTGTGACTTGGCCTTGAATTAAACGAGTTCTAACTCCACCAATACTTAGTTCTAAGTCATAAACATAGAATCCTGGTTCAATGGCTGCTTGCTCGTCTGTTGCTATTAAATTTAATGTTCCTGTTAATGGAACGATTGTGATTCCGCCGTTTGATGTTGATAGAGTCAATACAGGAGTATCAGAATCAAACTTACGACGAATCTGCATCTCTGCTGTGTAGCCAGTTAAATTAACTGGATTGCCGTTTGAATCCTCATATACTACTTGTAGTGTCCATGTAGAACCTTGATCAAGAGTAAAATTATAAATACCTGAAATAGCCATGTTATTCGCCCTTCTCAACAGCCCAAATTAAGAATGAGCCTAGTGTTATAAAAGCCAAAGGAGGAAAGATTAAGAAAACTCCATATGATAAAAGTCCTAGTCCTACAACTTCTGTTGTTGTGGACCAGTCTATTCTGACTTTAGGCAGTTTGAACTTCATATTGCTCCTTATTGTTTTTAGTTATATTGCACATTGACCATGTCTTCATTAGAACCCATAGAATCTAGCCACTGGCTTGACAGGAACTGGAACTGTAGCACGATCATAAGAAAAGATTGCTGCAACGATAGCATCAATCTTCTTTTTAGAGTTTGCTTTTTGAATCATGAGTCCTCTTGATGAGGTCTTTGTAGTAGCATTTGCTACATGTCTATTTAGTGCTTCATTTCCTGAGTGAGTAAACGAACTATTCATAACTGCCTCGTAAAACTTTGCAGTACTTGGGACCATACGCTCACTTGTATTGGGATAACTCACTACTGGCATATTGTCCTCATCAAATAACATAAAAGTTCTAGAATACCTTGCAGGATCAAAGACAATTTCTCTGACACTGTAATTAGGATTTCTGTATGCATCTATTATACACGATTCTACCTCAGCAACTGGAATCCACCAGTTCTGATCTGCATGATCTGGTCTTTCCCAAATTCCAAGAATGTCTAAATGAGGCTTTTCTCCGCCAAGGAACCAGGCAACAACTACTGTGCTATCGCCTGAAAATGATCCATCAAATCCTATAACTACATCTTCTCCAGGAATCTGCTCTCTATCTTTAAGAGTCAAAGAATCCCATGCGTCACTTGGAATCCAAGTCTGTCCTGAATCTGTCCATAGGTTAAGTCTTTTTGTACGAAACTCTGCTTCTGGTGTCAATAGGGATGCTGACTTCATATCTTCCGCAGATAAAATGTCGCCGTAAGAAGGATTTGCCTGTCTCCAGTTGCTTTCATCCTTGTAATTGAGTTTTTCATCACCTTGCCACCACGCAAAAAAGAAGGAAGGATCTTCAACTTCTCCTTTTGCTAACTGTACACCTCTTTGGTACATCTGATAACACAAAGATTCTTTTCCAGAAGAGTCGTATTTCGTTCCAGCAGTGGTTATACCCACAAGCATTGGCTCTAAACGAGCACCCATAGACAGAGACATTGTGTCGTAAAGTTCTCTATTTGGTTGGCTATGAACCTCGTCAAAGGCCACAAATGTAGAGTTCAGACCCTCTTTGGTGAATGCTTCTGAAGAAAGTGCTCTATAAACAGTACCTGAGCCAGGATTATAAATAACATCTCTATAAACTTGCAATACGGCTGCTAGTTCTGGTTCAAGTTCAACCATTCTCTTTACCGTTTTAAAAATAATCTTAGCCTGCTCTTTATCTGCAGCACAAGAATAAATCTGACCACCGTTTACGCCAAGCAATAACTGCTCAAGCACAAGTGTGGAAAGAAGTGCAGACTTACCTGCTTTGCGAGGAATCCCAATCAAGGCACGACGGTGCTTTAGAAGGCCAGACTCATCTTCTGCATATAAATTGATAAGCAGTTCTTTCTGCCATGGGCGTAAGACAAGTTTTTCACCTACATTACCTGCAATTGAGTCCTCTGTAATACGGCATAATGTCTCAGCAAAATCAATAACATCATAACCACGGCTATTGGCTAACTCAAGATCAGATACTGGAGACAGATATGATGGAGGCCAAGATTGTATTTTAGTCTCCATGTCTATCCCTTAAATGCTAACGAGAGCCTATCCTTATCAAAATCAATTTCTATAATTTCTACATTTACATCATGACCAATAGTAAATTGCTCAGGAGTGTACTTACCCATCTTAGATTTGTGTACCAAACCAGAAAGAAGGCCAATAGAAATAAAGACACCAAAGTTATTAATGCCTGAGACTCTGCCCTCATATGATTGGCCAACTTCTAATTGGCTAAACTGCATCATCCTGTCTTCTTTTTGCTCTTGCTCAATAAGGGCTTTTCGTGAGATAACCACATTGCCCTTTTCTTTATCAAACTGGATTATCTTAGCCTCAATTGTTTGGCCAACATAACGAGAGAAGTCTTCTGATCTATCAATGAAAGATTGTGAAGAAGGTAAGAATGCTCTTATTCCAATATCTACAATCATGCCACCTTTGACCAATTTAGTGATCTCGCCAGAGACTACATTATTGTCAGAATTAAATATGGCTTCTATTTGATTCCAAATAGCCTCAACTTCTGCTTCCTTCATAGAAAGAATATACTGGCCTTCTTGGTCAATGCTTATAATACTGGCATCAACAGATTGGCCAATTGAGACAACCTCATGAATATCAATATTGCGTCTGGCAGATACTTCCTTTTTTGGAATAAAGGCTTCAGTCTTACAGCCAATATCTAGAAGGACTCCTTCACGATCAATCTGTACTACTGTTCCTTTGACTGCATCCCCAACATTATATGTCTTCATGGATTCGTCAATTGCCTTTAGAAAGTCCTCTAAAGACATGTCGTTAATTGATATTTGGTTCATTGTATATCATTTCCCCTTGTGGTATGTCGTCTTCTTCAAATATTAGTTTAGCACGATTCTGTCGTTTTTCTAATAACTTATCAATAGATGTTGCGACTCTTACTTCTGCAACTCCAAGTCTTGACCTAGAAACTGGATCAAAGCCCAGTGAGGTCAAAGCATCTGTGTATGCCTTGTTAATTGCCACATATGCCTTAGCATCTGCAGGCTCTGTGGAAATCATATAACGGTCTCTTGCTGCCTCATTAGCATCAGCCAAATGGCAAGCATTCTTAATTGACTCAATATCACTAACAGGGCTAAGCCAAGTTATAGCCACACCCCAAGCACGATTCCATAAATCTAAGCCAGACTGATTAAGATTTTCTGGTGGTGTTGGTATTTCCTTAGCCATTGGCAAATGAGAAATTGTATTTAAATCAGGTAAAGGTCTTCCACCTGGGTTTCCCATGAGTCTTTTAATCTCATTAGGCTTAGGTGGCCTTCCTGCTGTTGGTTGAGCCATTAGTTTATTTTTCCTTTTCTACGAATACCTTTTTGCAACATGGTAGACAAACTTTGTCTAAATGTCCAAAACTGATAATATTGCTATATTATACAGGAAGG